ACAATGTATTGATTGGGCTATACAGGTTCTCCCATACATCACGGAACGCAAAACTCAATCCTAAAATTAGTCGATTGCGTTCACCGCGACTTAAGTTATCAAAGTCAAGTTCACGACCCAATTCCGTAATCTCAACTTGTAAATCATTTTTGAATATTACTTGATGTGGCAATCCAATCTTATCTAAGTAATGTGTCAGTCTACCATTCAAATATGATAGATTTTGGTCAATAATCTTTTTACGAACAAAACTATCTTTGCTGGTTAATATATCAAGCAAGAACTTCTGATGTTCCATAGTGCGTGTCAATTGATTAATCTTATCAAAGTTAATCTCTTGCAATGCTTGGTTCTCCATCTCTGAAATCTGTTCACTATATGGATCAACTTCTTCACTTTTGCGTTCAATATCTTTGATGATATTCTCAAGCTGGCTACTATGTTTGATTGCTTGTGCTTCTGTATCATAGTGAGTAATTGGCATTGTACCTAAGGCACCCAAGTCTTTTAATGCCTGAGTGTGTTCCATGAATTGCTTATTGATTGTTAAAACTTGAAATGCTGCGTCATGTGATGCCTTTATCTTCTCATCCAACACACTTTCATGCTTTTGATCATGGAACTCTTGCCCACACGCATAACATTTGTGGTCACGCAAATCACTAATTTCTTTTGTTAGTTTGTTTATTAATTTTTCTTCTTTGGCTTCATCAGCAACACAACGAGCAATAAGTTTATTGAGGTCATCAATAGTCTTACGCTTCTCATTGTATGCCGTTAAATCTTTGTGAGCCTGTAATTCACTAGCAATATCAATGGTAATCAAACGTTGATAATCAATAGCAAGTTTCTCTAAATCCTCATCGTGCTTCATCTTCCACAATTTCTGTCTACGCTTAGTAGAATCAATTTGTTCTTTTACACGTTTGTTGGCTTCTTCAATTGCTTTTACTTTGAATTCTTCTTGCTGAATATTATCTTTGCTATCTTTGACTAAGCCTTTGATGACTTCTGCTTTTTCTGAAAGCAATGTAATGCCAAGTAATTGTTCAATGATATCACGTTGTTCATTATTTTTAAGAGCAAGAAATGGTTCGGAATAGGTATTGAGTGCTACGATATGCTTAAACATATCGCTACTCATGTGAATCACTTTTTCAATAGCCGCTTGTGTTTCTTTGTTTTCACCCTGAGCATCATCCAATCCTTTTTGTAAATCACTGTTTACATAAAAACGTAGAATGTTTGGCTTACGACCACGTTCAATCTTGTAATCAATGCCATTGACGGTAAACTCTAATGTTACCATCATGTTTTTGCCGTTAGTGCGATTAACTAGATTATCCTTACGAATACTGTTAATGGGAACACCAAACAATGCGTAAGATAGTGCTTGGATCAATGATGTTTTGCCCGTACCATTACGAGCACCATCACCGCCTAAGTCTAGGTTCTCACCTAGAATAAGTGTTAGTTCTTGTCTGTCAAAGTTAACTGCTTGTGTTACTTGTCCGATTGATAGAAAGTTTCGTAGGGTTATGTTTTTAAGTGTTATCATGGGTTATAAAGCATATCATGTAGATTGGTTTGATCGAATCTAAGACTTAGTACAGCACGGAATTTTTTATGATTACTAATTGGCGCATGTGGGATAGAAACATTGATCCAAGCGGGATCCTTCATGTGATATCGTGCGATTTCAGTAGAAGGAACTGCTTTCCAATTTGCTATATTATCTTTCCAATCAGAGAGATCATGTGCTGGCGGTTCGTAACTTTTAATCAATCTGGCTACATTTACCGGATGGCTAGTAGGAAAGCCAGAGTCATCTCCAATTTCAGTATCATACCAAACTGTATAAGTATCTTCACAATTCATAATGGGAATATTCAATCCATAGCAATTTCTATACCAATCAGGATCATCTATATGAATTGGAAATTTATAATGATAATTAGTTGTTATTATATGTGCCGCGTACCATTCATCTAATAATCCTATAGATTTGACATACTCAGTAAGCAAAGGAGCAAATGGTTCTATCTTTTCTCTTCCTGAGTAAATAAACTGAGGTGGAAAATCACGTAAATTAGGAATGTTTTTGTAAAGAATAATTTTTAATTCTTTTTGAATTTCTTTTAAATTTGCTATATGTATGGGTTTATAAAACCAACTTGGTCTTTCGGTGTACTTTGTCATAGATTGTTATAAATCTCCAATAAGATACGTTTATCAAATGCGTTACTCTCAATGCTATTTATTTGATCAATGATGATTTGGTCTACTGATTCAAACTTCAAATCACCGCGCCCCTCTTGCTCAACTTGGTCTACCTTCATTGGTATCAATGCCATCTCTCTTAGTTTATGTTCTGGGATTAATGTTTCACGTATGAAGTTAGCTTCCTCATATGAAATATCAATGTCAAGATGTACTCTAACATGACTGTCAGGTAATAGCAATCCCTTTGGATTTTCTAATATATCACTTAACTTATGAACACGATATAAGGGTTGCTTGGGCCAACTGTGAAACAATGGATCTTGTCCCCATTCAAGTACCATCATACCCCGAGCATCGTCTTGTGCGTCAGCGTAGTTATGCGGGAAGCTATTACCAATGTACCAAACATTAGCTTTACTTTGTCGTTTATGAAAATGCCCACTAAAGACATAATCAAAGCCCTTCATATGATCGGTATTGATTTCACCATGATCGGGCATTTCTACCATAGCATTCATATAGAATCGTGGCAATTCAAAATGTCCAAACATATATTTGCCACTTAGTTTTTGAACTTTTTTGTAATCATCTTGTACAAGCCAGGGTGCAATTACTACATCTCCCGCTTTAAAGAAGTCGTTGACGATTTGTACGTTTGGTAAATGTTTAGCCCACTCAACACTATGAATGTCCCTGCGGTCACGATAATAAAGATCATGATTGCCCGGTATAAAATATACCCGATCAAAGTTATCATTTAGTTTCTCCAGTGCTTGTAATCCAAACTGTAATGTATGGATGTTGATACTTGCCCTGTGATGATTATAATCACCTAAGAAAAAACAAGTTTCGCATCCTTCGCTTTTGGCTTTGGATATAAACCAATCAACAAAGTTATTACAGTCTTGGTTATGCTGTAAACTATTTGACTTTAGACCAAAGTGAATATCGGTGAATACAGCGGCTTTTTTAAAAAGGTTAGTCATTTTTCTATTGTATAATAAATGATGTTGCCGTAGCAACATCAACGGATAAATTATTCTTCGTAAACTACCGAACTCATACAAGCACCCAGACCCTGACGAGTCCAGCTTGGGTTAAGTCCATTAATCTCTAAGATATCGTCACGTATATTTTGATTACGCTTTTCGGTATTTAATACACGACAGAAACTATTTGTAATTGCTGCGGTATAGTATGCGAATGGGTTAGCTGATTTAGCTTCATTGAATCGTAGTCCAACATATGTAAGTTGAAGAATAGCACTATTACGCATCTCATCGTTATATGTATACCCACGCCAATTATATTTCATGGCATATTTTTCGCACATCATAATATACATACGGGCGAGTTTGTTTGTTACCTGTCCATGATCCTTGCTAAACTCACCAGTCGCTAGATCACCTTTCCAATGACTTTTGCCCACACAATAGAAAGTATTATTTTTATCAATCATATAATGTTGGAATGGGGGGAAGTTTACTTTGACATGAACCATATCATCTACTTCAGCTTTGGTTGTCACATCCTCCAAGTCAGCAAAGATTTCATCTGGGTCAGCTTCTTCAAATTCAAAGATATCTTTTGCTGTTTTCTTTTTAACTGTTTTGCGGGGAACTTTTGGTGCTACTGGGACATGATCCCAATTCATTACTCTAAATATTAAATCTGTTACTGGGATAGATTCTGGGCTAACTGCGTCTTTTGAGCCTTGTTCCAAACTAAGTCGCAATGCTCTAGTTTCTTTTGCTTGCTGAATAGTTTCGGGTTTGAATGCGTATTCTAAACTTTCTTCAATAGAAGATTGGGGCATATCCACGATGAAATCATATCTATGATATTCAGGTTTAGCAAAATGACAGTAAGCAGTTTTACTTTCGTGTATCTCTTTTAAGATATCTTTGTTATTTAAATAATTGACAGGTTTTCTTGAGGGTAATGACATAAGTCTCCTTGATTTATAGTTATGCTTGAGTGATTATAGCATAATGGTTGCGGAAAAGCAACAGATTTTTAGTAGAAAAGGTAAAAATGCTAGTATTATTTATGACTAAATATACTATAAGGATAAGAAAAAGTATATGTCAAGTCGCTCCGTAACAAAAACAGTACTGGTTATTACTGGTGAAAATTCTCAACAAGAATATAAAGTAACATATACCGCCGACTCAAGCGGGCATTTTGGTGTACAAGTAGCAGGTACCAATCCATGGATTGCAGCGAGCGGCGGTGGCCTAACAGTAGATAGCGCCGTGGGTGCCATAGACCTTAATCTAGGTTTCTTTGCAGATTCTAATCCAGGATCAACTCAAAGCAAAGTAGCCGAACAACTTGCAGCTATCGTATCAAGAGACGGCCCAACTGAATTAGCAAATTTATCTCAACAAGTTGGCCCAAGTCCCGCACTTACCCCTGAGCAAGATGCACAAGCAGCAGCACTTGACAAGGCAGTAGCCGATGCTCCGGCGGTACAAAGTCCTTCCCCTCCTGCATTAGTTATTCCAGCAGCAGACGCAGCTTTAAATAAAGCCGCTGATGATAAAGCCAGGGCAGATTATGCATCTGCAAGTCCTGCTGAAAAACGAGCAATTGAAGACACGACCAGACTAACTGCTAACCAATTGGGTGGCGATGAAACAGTACAAGACAAGAAACTTCCCGAACCTAATCTAGCACAAAATGCCGCTACAACTAATGAAGCCGCACAAGACAAAAAAGTTCCTATTGCTGAACCTAATCTAGCACAAAATGCCGCTACAACTAATGAAGCCGCACAAGACAAAAAGGTAGTAAGTGGCGATCCGCCGTATGATCGTAAGATGGCTGATGCAGAGTATACTAATAATTTAATTCCTACTTCAGGAGAACGCGGCCCACAAGGATTGACAGCACCAAAATTAGACGCACAATCACAAAAGACACAACAAGATGCTGCGAACACAGCATCTGCTGATGATTGGCGTGTAAGATTAAGTTTAGCGCCAAAAGCAACTTATCTTTATAAAAACAAAGGTAAAGAAGGTATACTATTGCCATTAGCAGCAACTGATGGAGTTATATTCCCGTATACTCCGTCAATACAAGTTCAATATGTGGCTAGTTATGATCCAACTGAAGTAACACATAGCAATTACAAATTCTTCTCTTATAGAGGCAGTGCGGTTGATTCGATTAACATAACATGTGAATTTACTGCTCAAGATACTAAAGAGGCAGAATATCTATTAGCGGTAATACATTTTTTCAGATCCGTAACAAAAATGTTCTATGGAAAAGATCAAAATCCTAAAAACGGCACACCTCCACCATTATGTTATTTGAGTGGGTTGGGCACATACCAATTTGATAAGCATCCATTGGCAATAACTGGATTCACTTATTCATTACCAACAGATGTAGATTATATTAGGGCACAAAGTGCTAGTCCACCGCCTGGAGTAAGTACTGCCCCTTCAAATGTTCCGTCTAGTAATAGTAATAGTGTATCAGGTAATCGTGCTCAGGCTGCTGGACTATCGCCGGGAGCACTTGCTAATCCGCCAGTTTTTGATTCAACCAAAGCACAAAAAAATAAACCTACGTATGTACCTACAAAAATAAGTATTACTGTAACGGCAGTACCAATTGTAACAAGAAATGATATTAGCAATAATTTTAGTTTAGCAGAATATGGCACAGGCGCATTGTTAAGAGGAAAGCCTGGTAATTCAGGTGGAGGAATTTGGTAATGGCAACAAACAGTATATACCCACAATCAAGCCCGTACTATAGTACCGGGGTAGTAACTAATCAATTTTTAGATGTGATGCAGAATCGTCCAATACCCATGCAAACAAGTGATATATATTGGGAGATAAAACAAGTATATGAATATCGTCCAGACTTATTAGCATATGACTTGTATACTGATAGTAGATTGTGGTGGGTATTTGCGAGTAGAAACCCAAACACATTAAAAGATCCTTATTTTGATTTTGTTGCTGGGTTGGGTATATACTTGCCTAAGTTAGATGTGATAGTACAAGCGTTGGGTATATAAGATATGTACGATGGTCCTAAAGTAACGGTCAATGGATATACATTTGTAGAAACCGGCGGCGGCAATGTCATTATGTATGGGCCCGGCATACGCAGTGCTGGATATGCTGTTGGCCCAGCTAACAACCTGTCTCCTGCTGATTTTGCTAAATTAATAGATAATCCAAATAATGGACCTGAGGCAACAGCAGCAATTACTGCGTTTTCTAATGACGCTCAATCTGTAGGTTCAATCTCGGCAGGTCTTAAAGCTGCGTCACAACCACCTACTCCCAACCCAGACGCACCTAAAGTAGAAACGACAGAACAGCAAGCCCCAACCCCGCAAACAGAACAGCAAAACAAACAATATGTCAACTCTGGCGGAGCCAATGATGACAAAGGTAATGCTCCGGCCGCCGGACAAAATAACAATACAACAAATACAAATGCTTCTACGGGATTACCTGCTCCAGCAATTTCTACACCCACTACACAGGGCGCGGACAAAGAAGTAACCAAATTAAAAGGTGTAGAAGTCTCTGTTAAAGACACATTTAAATTACCTGGCAGAAGATTACAAAATCCACTAGGTAATTTTAGTAGCTATACATATCAAATATCATTATACATGATAACACCTGACGCATATAAAGCATTTGTGGCATCAGGAAGAACTGATATAAATGCGGTTGATAGTGCAGCTGGAGCAGCTAGAGAAGTAGCAGCAAACATAGCAACAAGCAACAACGCCCCAACTAGAACAGGTGAATTAGCCAATGGCAATACAGGAGGCAGCGGATCTCCTCCCCCACCACTAACTGCCAAAGCGGCCTCTAATTCTACCCCCGTGGGCGGAGCATATTTAATTGCTCAAAGCGGTGGTGTTAACTCAACAGAAAAACGTGCTCCGGGTTTTGATACAGATTTCTTTATGGATGAGTTAAAGATAACACAATACTTGAATACTTCTTCTGCTGCCAATGCAGCAGATTTTAGTTTTACTATTACTGAACCGTATGGATTTTCTTTTACTACAAGATTGCGTAAAGCAAATGATGCGCTAGCAGCAATCACCAAAGCAAAAAATGCTACTGATGTAAAGAATCCATCAAGACAATTTTTTGTATTAGGAATTAGATTTTTGGGATACGACCAAGACGGCAACATAATTGATCCTAAAAAAATACCCGGCGCTGATGGAGACCCTACTGGTAATTCGTCTGGATTATATCAACGATATTTTGATATAATGATTAAAGAATTTAAATTTAGTATTACAGGCAAAACAGTAGTATACAACATAAAAGCTGCCCCAGTTAGTGATATAGCGGCACTCGGAACAAAAAACGGTATTGTTGGACCTGATACAACCGTGTTTGGTAAAACAGTAATGGATGCTTTAATGGGCGCCGACCGAGCAGGAACTAAACCGGGTGAACAAGCATCTACTACCCCAGCACAAACAGGCACTCTTGGTTTACTTACTAAATTAAATAGAGAAGAAAAACAAAAAGAAACGAATGGCGATATTGATATAGCAAATGAATATTCTATAAACTTTGTGGGTGCCGAAGAGGGCCCCGATTCCTACGATTCTATTAGGGATGCTGAACTTATAAGCCAAAATGATTTAGATAAAAGAAAATGGGCAATGAATCCCAATATCACCAAGACTGATGAATCTAATGAAAGCAACGCAGAAAGTTTAGTACCGGATGATTCAGTAAGATCAATAGCAATTAAAAATGGTACCCCAATTATACAAGCAATTAATTCAATCATTTTACAAAGTAGTTTTATAGAAGGTACATTAAGAAGAATCTACACCTCTACTACTGCGCCTGACGGAACAAAAAAAGAATATGCTGCTAATGGGCAGGGCCCCGATAATAAAGATTCTGAAGTGCCAGCAATACGTTGGTATAACCTTAGTCCGCAAATTGAAATAAAAGGATGGGATACTAAAAGAGGAGATTGGGCATATAAAATTGTCTATAATATACAACCATATGATACCCCAATTGTAATAAGTCCATACGTAAACAAACAACGAAAATATTACGGGCCACATAAACGTTATAGTTATTACTATACTGGTAAGAATTCTGAGGTGTTAGCATACCAACAAGAAATGAACAATAATTATTTTATTACTGCGACCCCGGGTATTAAACCTACAAGTTCATCACAGGGCGGCGCGACGGACGTGCCAATAAAAATAGGGTTACAGCCACAAGAGCAACCTGATCAAGGTAAATTGGGCCCAGGCCTGGAAGCACAAAATTCATATATGACAAGTTTATATGATCCTGGCGCATATGCTATGGCAAAGGTACAGATATTAGGAGATCCAGATTTCTTAATGCAACCGTCAGCAGTGGGTATAAATGCTTTGTATAAACAATTTTATGGGGTAGACGGGTTTACTATAAATCCAAATGGTGGACAAGTTTTTATAGAAATTGATTTCAAAGAACCAGTTGATTATGATAACACCAACGGACAATTAAGTATTAACGAATCAATTTACTTTTGGAAATATCCGGCTGATGTACAAAAAGATATTCAAAAACGTGGTGGCGGTGTAAGTTACACTGTTAAAACTGTTACTAGTACTTTTAGTAAAGGTAAATTTATACAAGATTTAGAATGTAATATCAATACGTTCTCTGATCCAGGCGAACCAGATGAGCAAGGAAGACAAGCAAACGCTGAAGCAGCAGCTAATGCCGGATTTGTTCAAGCACCGGGTGAAAGGGCAAGAAGTGGCATTACTGCCGGCCCTGCAACAACGGCAAACGGTACTGCTACTACTTTAAATACAGGGTTTGCGAGTAGTGCTGCTACATCATTACTTGTTGATGCTAATCAATCGGCTGCCGAGGTCTCACGGCTTACTAATATGGGCACTAATGCTCTAAACAATGTCGCAGCTGGGACATTGGGAACGATACAGACTAAACTTGGACCAGTAGCAGATAACTTTGGACGAGGATAACAACTAATTTATATATGGCAACAAACGAATTTAAACCAAGAGGTGAATCAAAATCAACTAAGCCCGGCGCCGGTGGCGGCGTACTGCGTAATACCCCTACCTTAGGTATTGTAAAAAATAATATTGACACTACCCGCGCTGGTAGAATACAAGTATATCTAGCAGACTTTGGTTCAATTAATCCAGACGATAGTAGTAGTTGGGTAACAGTAAGTTATCTAAGTCCTTTCTTTGGCAATACAATGTCACAAGGCGGCACTAAAAAAGATGATTACGGAAGTTATACTAAAAATCCAATGTCATACGGCATGTGGGTTAGTCCACCTGACATAGGTAGTACTGTAGTTTGTATTTTTATTAATGGTGATCCAAACTACGGATACTATATAGGTGGAGTTTTACCTCCTGAATTATTACAAATGGTTCCTGCCATTGGATCATCAGCAGGTGAAGTAACATTTAACAAAGGGGAGTCAAATAGTTATGGCGGAGCAACTAAACTGCCTGTAACTAATATAAACACTAACAATAATGATATTACAAATACTTCAAAATATTTAAATGCTGCTAAACCATTACATAGTTATTCGGCTCAAATATATTTTCAACAAGGTTTAATTAGAGATCCAGTTAGAGGACCAATATCAAGTAGCGCATTACGTGAAAGTCCCTCACGAGTTGGGTGGGGAGTAAGCACCCCAGGCAGACCAATTTATCAAGGTGGCTATACAGATTCTACCATACGTCAAAATTTAGATAAACCAGCAGCATCTTTAAAAGTTGTTTCACGTAGATCAGGACACAGTATTGTCATGGACGACGGAGATGTAGACGGAAAAGATCAGTTGATAAGACTTAGAACATCACTTGGACATCAAATATTGATGAGTGATGATGGTCAAACATTGTTTATTGTTCATGCTAACGGACAAAGTTACATTGAGATGGGAAGAGAAGGTACTATTGATATGTACGCTATGAATAGCGTAAACGTTAGAACTCAAGGTGATTTAAACTTACACGCTGATAACAATATTAATATTAATGCTAAAAAAGATTTAAACATACAAGCCGACAATATAAAAATAAATGCTGAAACTGATATATCATATCGTTCAGGCGGCAACTTTAGTGGTTATACAATTGGCAAATATACAATAAAAGTAGATGGGTCAATGAGTATGAGTGCAGGTGGCGAAGGTTCATATGCTGCCGGTCAACTAATGTATATTAATGGTAGCAAGATTAATTTAAACACTGGCGCTACATCAGTTACTCCGGCAGTTGTACCTAAAATACCTATTGTAGCACATACTGATACATTGTTTGATGCTACTAAAGGATGGGCAGCATCGCCGGGTTATTTGTTATCTATTGTTAGTCGTGCCCCGGCTCACTCACCGTGGGCAAGTGCTGGACAGGGTGTTAATGTTACAGTAAATAGTAATAGTAGTGGAGCATTTTAATGGCAAGAAGCACAGAATTATTAGATAGTCAAAATTATACCAACGCGGTAAAATTGCCACCTCCTAATCCAGTATCTCCTGCTACACTATCTACAGTGCCTGCTGTAGGAACGGTGAGTGCTTCAATGAATCCTGGAGTATCTGCAGGTATGATTGGGGCAGCGGCAAGTCAAGCAGCAGGTGCATATCCAAGTGTTACCGGTCTTGGTTCAGCAGTTATAACTGATTCAACCGGTACTATTACTGCTGGTGTTGGTATGTTAGCAAAGACACCTAAACAAATGGAAGCAGCGGGAATATTAAAGCCGGGGTCAGCTGCATTAATTACCGGATTAATTCAACAAGGAATGCCGGTTACAGCAGCGATGACAAATAATTTGTTTACTGGTTTACCGGGTGCTGAAACTTTAAAAACATTTGTTAATAATATTCCTGCTCAAGCAGCATGTCAAATAGTTAATTTACAGCAAGCACAAACTGCTATGATGATGACCGGAGCAATATCTGGGAAAGAACAACCCGGACTTGTTGCGGGAATAATAAATTCAGCAGCACAACTTGGAGTTAAAGCCACTAGCGCATTCCTACAGAGTACAGTAAATGTACAATCAGCTCCTCCACCACCTCCCATGACAGGTGGTACGGCCGTCTCAACTGGAAGTAGTTTGCGTGATTCTGGGTTAGGGAGAGCCGCATAATGGATATCCCTTCAGTAACTTCTTTGGCTAATGTAGCATCAACTATATCTGCCGGTAATTTTGCCTCAAATATGGCAACAACTGTAACCGGTGGATTAGGATCTATTACTAACGGAATAGCAGGCATGCCAAATCCTAATGCGTTGTTGTCAGGCGCTGGTGCTGATCTTACTAGTGGAGTAACTGGAGCAGCAGCCAACTTATTAGGCGGAGCAGCAGGCAATTTAACAGGCGCGGCAAGCAACTTATTAGGGGGAGCAGCAGGTAATTTAACAGGTGCGGCAAGCAACTTATTAGGGGCCGCTGCTGGCAAGTTACCGGGGGGAGCAGGCGGCGCATTAGATTTATTGAAAGGTAAACTCCCCGGCATAAAGTTACCTGAAATTACAGGATTAGCTGGAGCACTAGACGCTGCCAAAGGAATATCAGGATCAGCATTTGGTGCAATAACAAACTCATTTAAATCATTTACTCCCGGAATACCTCAAAACTTAACATCAATCGCTAAAAAGAATGCCGATCTATCAGCAGCAGCAGACGCAGCAAGCGCCGCGGCAGGTGGATTAACAAGTGGATTAACAGGCGCAGCAGGGGCACTAGCCGGAGCAGCAGGTGGATTAACAGGCGCAGCAGGGGCAGCATTAGGGTCAGTAACAGGTGGCGCATCAGCACTTGCTAGCGGAGTAAGCGCATTAGCCGGCGGACAATCAGCCATAGCTTCAGTAACTAATTTTGCATCCGGCAGCGTAAGTGGGGTCACTGGAACACTAACCAATGTTAGCACATTGGCAAGTACATTATCCACTAGCGCATTGAATCAAGTCAGTACCGCTACTGCTTCATTAGGTGGAGCCGCTGGACTACTGACCGGCGGGGCATTAACAGGCGCAGGCGCTGCTTTGGCAGGCAATTTAACAGGAGCAGCAAGCAATTTGTTAGGCGGAGCAGCAGGTAATTTGACAGGCGCAGCAAGCAAACTATTAGGTGGAGCAGGAGCAAATTTAACAGGCGCGGCAAACAAACTATTAGGTGGGGCAGCTGGCGCTTTGGATGCATTAAAAAACGGCGCAGGTGGATTGACAGATATGGCAAAAGGTCTTGCCGCAGGAAAATTAGGGTTAGCTTCACTAGCATCAATGGGTTTATCAGGTAGCGCATCAGCCGCTTTAGCAGCTAGCATGAATTCATTAAGCGCATCAAGTCCCTTTCCAATTAAAATGCCACAAGTTGCTGTTGGTACAGTTGATAGAAGTGAGTTAGTTGCTGCTGCTTCAGTTGCGTTGGGTAATCCTATAATCCCGGCACCAAATTATGCTGCCCCTAGCAGTGAGGAACTAAAAGCCCAACTAACTCGACTAGAAAATGTACAAAAGTTACGAGAAGATTATTCTGCTGCGGTAGAAAAATTTAATGCTGCTTTTGCGATAAGACATCCAGAAGCTAAGGCTGCGACGGCCGAGTATAGAGAAGCCAAAGCTAACTTACCTGAGGGTGATCCGGAACGTGAAGCAATATATGCCCGTAACAAACCTATTATTAATAGTTTTGTTATATGGGAAAAAGACGAACGTGCCAAACTTGAGGTAATGAGAAAAGCATGGTTAGATGCTCCTACACGTTAACCAAACATAAATATTATATAGGATAAATCATGCCATCATATATTGGATTCAGCACACTACACGCAAATAAACCAAAATCTACTAACCTGCCTGCGTCTCCGCAGGGAGGGGTTGGATCAACAATTGGACCAGTTAATGTTGGTAATAAATTTGCTTTATATGATACACCATTGGTTATACAAGACTTTATCAACGCATTAAATATTCAACAAGGGCAAAAAGTAGGTAATCCTGGCTATGGAACAACACTTTGGAGTTTCGTATTTGAACCAAACACTTTGGATACTCAGTTTCAATTAGAAAACGAAATTCGTAGAGTAGCAAATCAAGACCCTAGAATGGTAGTAAATTCAGTGAATGCTTATCCTCAAGAAAATGGAATATTAATTGAAGTTGAAATGGCTATCAGCCCGTTTAATCAAGCACAAATGTTAAGCGTGTTCTTCAATAACGCTACTAATAGCGCAGTACTACAATAAAGCTAAAAAACCCTGGTTCTCAGGTATGATAAATACTTAAAAGAGAATACTTATGGCTACAAGTTCAAGACAATCAGCATTATTTGGGGTAAATGACTGGAAAGCCATTTACCAAACTTTCCGTGAGGCAGATTTTAGAAGCTATGATTATGAAACCCTACGCAAAAGTTTCATAGATTATTTGCGTCAATACTACCCTGAAACATTCAATGACTATATTGAATCCTCAGAATTTATCGCTCTACTTGATGTTATGGCGTTTATGGGACAAGGTCTTGCATTCCGTAACGACCTAAACACCCGCGAAAACTTTATTGATACTGCTGAACGTAGAGACAGTGTTATCAAATTAGCTAATTTGGTAAGCTATACCCCTAAGCGTAATTTAGAATCACAGGGTTATTTAAAAGTAACTAGCCTTCAAACTACACAAAACATTTCAGATTTGAATGGATTCAATCTAAGCAATACACCGGTATTATGGAATGATCCAGCTAACCCATCTTGGTTAGAACAGTTTAACACAATTATTAATGCAGCACTAATCAATACGCAACGTGTTGGGTTACCGGGAAATTCAGCACAAATTCTTGGTGTAAAAACTGACGAATATACTTTACAAATTCCAGCCGGCAGCTTGCCAGTCATACCGTTTAATTCAATTGTTAGTGGATTAAACATGAATTTTGAATTATGTAGCGTAACTACAGTTGGTGAAAATTATGTTTATGAAATACCACCTGCGCCTACAAACAGATTCAATATGCTATATCGCAATGATAAATTAGGATATGGTAGTCCAAACACAGGATTTTTCTTTTACTTTAAACAAGGTTCATTGACTAACTTTGATTTTACATTACAACAACAAATAGCTAATCAAGCAATTGATATTGATATTCAAGGTATTAATAATTCTGATACATGGTTATATGAAATAAGCAGAACAAACGGTGCGTTTGGACCATGGACAAAAGTAGATAATATATATGCGGATGCATATCTTCAAACTGAAAATAGTGTTAAGAAAATCTTTTCAGTTAACAGTAGATTTAACGACCAAGTAACTTATATATTTGGTGATGGTGTGTTTAGTGAGATACCAGTTGGTAACTTTAGAGCATATGTTCGTGCTGGCAATGCATTAACCTATACTATACAGCCTACTGAAATGCAAGGACTATCAATATCATTTAATTATGTAAGCAGAGTTGGTCGTCAAGAAACATTAACGTTTGGTTTATCTTTACAAGTTCCAGTATCAAATGCTCAAGTACGTGAATCACTTGCTGATATTAAACAACGTGCGCCAAGTCGTTACTATACACAAAATCGTATGGTTAATGGAGAAGATTATAATAACTTCCCGTATACACTGTATAGTTCAATTATCAAATCAAAGGCTATTAATCGTAGTAGTGTTGGTGTAAGTAAAAATTTAGATTTACTTGATCCAACTGGTAAGTATAGTAGCAGTAATAGCTATGCCAATGACGGTGGAGTTTGGTTAAATGATACTGAAGGCTACGCCCTACTTACAATAAACAGTTTAAGTGACATCACAACATTTTTGAATAGCACGTTGTCTGCTATATTAGAAGATAATAGGTCTTTACAATATTATATTCAAAATTATCCTAGATATGCTATTGGCCCAACAATTACTGAACAGAGTACAGCAGTAACTGATCCAAATGAATCTGAAGTCTATTGGCAAACAAGTACAGTCGATGCTAATAGTTCTACTGGATATTTTTATGATATTCTTAATTTAGCAGATACTCCAATTCCAGTTGGTACTTATTCAACGTATAATACAAAATATATAACAAAAGGTGCTCTATTAAAATTCATAGCACCATCGGGTTATTATTTTGATACCAACAATAGATTAGTAAGTGGCGTTGCTACAGCATCTAATAAATCATATATGTGGACCACTGTGTTAAATGTAATTGGTGATGGATATAATAATGGATTAGGTCAATTTGCAAACGGCACCGGCCCAATAACAGTTAATGGATATGTTCCATCTGCTGCTCAGTTAATAGTTGTAATCCCTTCATTTGATAACGCATTGCCAAATACTGTTATTAATGAAGCTACAGTTAGATTAGATTTACAACAAAACTTTTCACTAGTGTTTAATAACTCATTAACTATCGCACAGCAACGCTGGAGTGTACAAGCATATAATAACTCTGCTTATTTTGTTAATTTTGAAAGTGTAGGGTACAACAGATATACCGTAACATATAGGTCATTGGCTTATTATTTTGGTAGTGTAGCAGATACTAGATTTACATACGAAGCAGGTAAACTAGTATATGATCCGTTTTCGGGAATAATTTTACAAGATTTTGTAAATGTTTTGGCTACTAATACGCAACCCGGCTCAAATTATCCATTAACTCAGCCAGTGAAGGCAAGTATAATTGGTCAAACTATTGAAACTGATGGCTACGTAAATGATTTTGAAGTTGAAATTGCTAGTATAGATGTTAATAACAGAACAGTAATAGAAAATCCAGACTTCTTTAATGAGGTTACAGGATATGTGACCGGTAATACTAATATTGGTATATACACTTTCTTTGAACAGATACAAGATGCGGTTAATTTAACTAGAGCAGAATTAATATCATCATCCACTGTGATATATCAATATGCCACAGCTAGCCAAATTGAGATTGTAAAATATGAATATCCAGAAGGACAATTATTTTACGCATACAATGAGACAGATGCTGCTGGACTACATAATGTATTTTACATTACAGTACAAGATCCAATGATTAATACTCCATATTATACTTTAGTTGTACAACCGCAATATAGTATGAGACCAGGTCGCCAAGGCTTACAATTCCAATATCGTCACAATAGCAATAATACTACACGAATTGATCCTGCTACAACAAATATTATTGATTTATATGTAGTAGAGCAAGCATATTATACTGCTTATCAAAATTGGATACAAGACATAACCAATACTGTTCCTATGCCAGCACGACCAACTATTAGTGATTTAACAACTGAATATAGTCAACTACAAGATTTTAAAATGTTAAGTGATAGTGTAATTGTTAATAGTGTAGTGTTCAAACCATTGTTTGGTCCTAAGGCAGCAGCAGCATTACGTGGCACAATTAAAGTTATTAAAAATTCTAATACCAATGCTAGTGATAGTGAGATTCGTAGTGCTGTACTAACACAAATGGATAATTATTTTAGCATTAATAATTGGAATTTTGGTGATACATTCTATTTCAGTGAATTGAGTGCTTATATACATAATCAAATTGGTGAATACGTTAGTTCTTGCGTATTAGTACCAAACGACCCGACACTACATTTTGGAGATTTGTATGAAATCAAATGTATGCCTTACGAAATATTCGCTAACGCAGCAACATCTAATGATGTAATTGTTATTGCGGCATTAACACCCGCCGAATTACAGATAGCATAAGTAATATATAACATAAAGATTTTCAAAGATGGCAACAAGAATTAGAACATTAAATTTTCTTCCAGATATATTTAAAACCGAAACCAATGCTCAGTTTTTAGCAGCAACACTAGACCAACTAGTTGCTCAACCTAATACTAAAAAGATTGAGGGTTATGTAGGGAGTAAATTTGGATATGGAGTTAATGCCAAAGACTATTATGTTACTGAACCAACTAAAACTAGAACAGATTACCAATTAGATCCGGGTGTTGTTTTCTTAAAAGAAAATGAATCTGTTGCTAAAGATTTTATTAGTTATCCTGGGATAGTTGATGCTTTGACGATTCAGGGTGGTATAACTGCTGATAACAATAGATTATTCAATAGTCAATTTTATTCATGGGATTCGTTTACTAATTTAGATCCAATAATCAATTTTAATCAATACTATTGGATACCAGAAGGTCCGGAACGTGTAGTAGTAGCAGCTAATGTTATCTATAACACTTCAAATTATATTATACAAGATGAATCAACATATTACTTGATATCATCAGAGACTAATCCAACCCCGTCGATTAATCCATCATTGACATTATTACGCGGTGGCACATATACATTTACTGTAAATCAACCTACTCAATTTTGGATACAGGGTGAGCCAGGTATAACTGGTTTTAGTAGTACACAACATAATGTACAAACTAGAGATGTTTACGGAGTTGAAAATAACGGGGCAGCACAGGGTGTTATAACATTTACTGTACCTGAAAAGAACGCATTATCTGATATTAACTTCCCAGGAAACAACACCGTTGATGTTGTGTCTACATTGGCATTTGATGAAGTTAATGGGGCTTTTGTAAATGATATTGGTGGTATAGATGGTGTAACTGCGTTAAACGGGTTAACGGTAATGTTTTACAATACCGGAGTGCCAAACGAATCTGGATTTGTACATAAATTTTTTAGTCAAACTGAATACGATACCAATGACAATGTTATTGTACCTCCTGCTACAATTACTGTTACCGCAACTAGTTCAACCAACAATACAGTAACATGTGATTCAACTAGTAGTCTTATTGAAGGACAAACTATAACATTTACTGGCACAGCATTTGGAGGATTAACTGCTTATTCAACCACAAGCGGCCCATGTATATACACAGTAACTTCAATCCTTAATCCTACTCAATTTACAATAGCAATACCGGGCTCATCAAATGAAATTGGTGGCATTCCTCTATTAGCACTTAGTAATGCTGCTGGAACAATGATTGGTAATATAAATGAAGGTTTATATGAAGAAGGGTTTTATACTCCGGTCGCTGGAACGTTTTATATAATAAACCTATTAGGAAGTGATGATAATCCGTTTATACAATTAACAAAATTATCAAATATTCCTACTACTGAAAGAATTACTGCTTCATTTGGAACACAATGGGCTGGAAGAAATTTCTATAGAAGTACCACTGGCATAATAACAGTATATCCATATAATAGCGCAATCTTAGATGTTTTGTATTATCAAGATGGAACTAATCCAAATAAAGTAGGTGTTTTAAATATTGTTGATAACAATATTACAAATCAAATTAATGTAAATGCCGATATACTAGGAAAAACAAATTATACTGCCCCAAATGGAGTGGTGTTTACTAACGGCTTAAAAATATTATTTCAAGGCAATATCTATCCAGCAAGTTATAACAACGTAGAATATTACGTTGAGGGCGTTGGTACAGCAATTGAGTTAATACCAGTTACCACATTAGTTTCACCGGGATTGTTTTCTGCTGGTGAATATATTCCATATGATACTATACCATATGATATTGGTAATTATGATTCTAGTTTATACATCCCAGTAGATCCTGATTATATTACAATTGCTAGAAATTCAATTAACAGAAACCCATGGTCAAGAAGTAATCGTTGGTTCCACATTGACGTTATTAATGCTTCTGCTACATATAACAACAATCCTGATTTGATTACTGCTTATACTCAAATTGACAATAAAGCAAAACGTCCAATCATTGAATTTTATCCTAATATTAAATTATTTGATGCCGGTGTAGTTGGTAAAGATCCTATTGATTTTATTGATACTAGAACACCTGACGCATTTACCACAGTGTCCGGTGAACCTAACTATTATCCTGACGTAGCTGGCTGGACAACTGCAACTGCTATAATTGCTCCGGTCACAGGAGCAATAACCTCTAGAACAGCATCATATACTTACGCATTGATTAATCAAGTTACATTGAGTAGCACAGTTGGATTACATGTAAATGATACTATAAGTTTTGGATCATCATTTGGTGGAATTACTTCTGGTACTACTTATACAATTTCTTCAATTGTAGGTAGTAATATTACGTTAAATGATAGCTATGGAAATTTAGTTATACTGAATAATTCAGGTCCGGTTTCTGTAAGTACATCCATATATCCATATAGTACTACTATCACAATACCAACAGTTGGTGTGTCTGGTCTATTTGAAATTGGACAGTACATTAGTGATTCAACTGTATTATTGCCTAGTGTAACTTTCATTACTGATATAACTACAGCTGGATCCAACACAATATTAACTATTTCATGGTATGAACAAACCACTATTGCTGCTACCAGTGTTGCCGCATTAGTAACCGCTGATACCCCATTGGATAATTATGCGTTGTTTGATGGAGCAAGAGTAGTATTTTCTGTTGATACTAATTTAGAAGTAAGAAACAAGATTTTTATTTCTAGATTTTCTACAATTGTTCCCGGAACTACTCCGGTAATTACTTTAACCGAAGCGGAAGATGGATTGGTATTGGCAGACGAACAAACTGCGGTGTACAGAGGATACAATTATATAGGTAAAGATTTTTATTTTACAGGTACTACTTGGATAGAAGGTCAACAAAAAACCACACTCAATCAAGCACCTAGATTTGATGTGTTTGATAAGAATGAAATTAGTTTTGGAAATCCTGACATATATGTTGGTACTTCATTTACTGGATGTACATTATTTTCATATGGGTTGGGAGTTGGAGCAAACGATACAGTATTGGGTTTTCCAGTAAGATATAGTTCTGTTAACAACATTGGAGATATTAGTTTTGATGTCACATTGAATTCTCTCACGTTCAATTATGTTAGTGGAACAACATCTGTAACTCAAAAAGTCAATACTGGATATGTGTATAACTATACACTATCTAGTAACAATACCACGACTGTTGTTAGACAATTGGGCTGGCAAACTGCGGTATCACCTAGTGTACAATATCAAATTTTTGAATTTGATTGGAATACTATCACTACCGGAAATGTATTTACATGCGACATAGCACCTATAGTTAGTACCCCAACTAAATGGCCGTTAATTCAAGTTTATATTAACAATGTATATCTATCAAGTAATGATTGGACAAGTATATTTACTGACACGACTACTACAATAACCATACCAAACATTGGTACTGTAGATACTGTTGTACAGATTTTAATATTAAGTGATCAAGTAAGCGCAACTGCTTATTTCCAGACACCCATTAACTTAAATAACAATCCTTTAAATCAAGACCTAACTAGTGTTAATATTGGTGATATTCGTGGACAATATCAAAGTATATTCTTTAACAATCCTGACACAACTGGTGAAGTTTTTGGACCAAATAATTATCATAACTTAGGCAATTTGGTTCCATGGGGCAATCGAATAATTCAAAATAGCGCAGGATTACCTGCTGTTGGTACTTTCTTACGTAATCAAGCACATGATCTTTTTAACGCACTACTATTCAATAGTAGAGAATATACAACGTTTAAAGCATTGTTGGTAGATACTGTTAATAATTCAGATTATAGTAGAATCCTAACTCCTTCTGAAATGTTAGATTTAGCATTAGATACCATAAACTCAACACATACTAATGACCAATCTTTCTTTTGGAGTGATATGTTGCCATCAAAGGCACCGTACATTGTTAACACATACAGTTTTGCCAATTCATTAGATGTTAGTATCTATCCTCTAAGTCATATCTATAATTTTGCTACAGCAAACTACAATGGAGTATTAGTATACCTACTACGCAACGGCATCCAAACTCAATTAGTTAAGGGTGTTGATTATACAATTAGTATAGATAGTCCTTCACTAACTATTACTACTGATTTGATACCTAATGATCAAATTACAATAAAAGAATATAATCAAACATACGGAAGTTATGTTCCAAATACTCCTACAAAGTTAGGATTGTATCCTGCGACTATTCCAAGTGTAGTGCTAGATACAGCATATAATCCAGAAACATATTTTATTGTAGGACATGACGGATCATTTAATAAATTATACGGAAACTATAATACCACTACTAGCACATTAACTGACTTTAGAGATCAAGTATTACTTGAGTATGAAACTCGTGTATATAATAACTTAAAATTAAGTGAAACAGTTCCGGCCGGTTCATATCAGGGTGTTATAATTCCGGGCTTCTTTAGAAGTACAGATTATTCATATGATGAATTTTTACAAATTTATAGCGAATCATTTTTAAACTGGGTTGGTCAAAATAGAATTAATTATAAGACTCAATTCTATAATACTACTAATCAATTCTCTTACAACTATAGAAATAGCGGTAATAAAATAAACAAGGATCCTATTGATCAGGGATATTTTAGAGGAGCATATTTGTATTTCTATGACACCTCTACTCCAAACGAAACTCCATGGGAAATGTTAGGGTTAGCCAACGAACCAACTTGGTGGACAACTCGTTATGGACCAGCACCATATACAAGTGATAACTTAGTGCTGTGGGAAGATTTAGCAGCAGGTTTAGTTTGGAATAATGGGGACCCATTTATTAAACCTAGCTATGTACGTAACGGGCTATTAGATATAATACCAGTAGATAGTAATGGAGATTTATTATCTCCACTTGATTCAATTGTAGGTAATTATGACCAGAATATATTCAGAAAAGATTGGATAGTCGGAGATGTAGGTCCCGCGGAGTTTAGTTATCGTAGAAGCAGCACCTGGGCATTTGATTTAATGCGTATTTTAGCATTGACCAAACCTGCTGATTTCTTCAATCTAGGTATTGATGTAGATAATTACAAATACAATACAGAATTTAATCAATATCTAGTGAAAGATAGAAGTCATTTAGTATTATCTGAAATTCCAATTTACGGCAATGGAACCCCTGCGACTAGTTATATCAACTGGATTGTTGATTATGAAAAACAAGTTGGGGTAGATGCTACTACAAATATCACCACTTTACTGAACAACCTGGATGTTCGTTTAGTTTATCGTTTAGCTGGTTTTAGTGATAAAACATTGTTAAAGTTCTATGTTGAAAAGAGTTCAGCAAACAGTAATAACAGTTCATTATTAATACCTGACGAAAGTTATCAAGTATTATTATATGAAAATCAACCATTTGATAAAATTGTATATAGTGGAGTTGTTGTACAGATAAGCGAAAATGGTTATAAAGTATATGGTAATTCACAAACAAATGCGTACTTTACCGTATTAGTTCCTACGTTTGGTGGAAATTCAGAAAAAATAACAGTAGAAAAAGCAACTGTTAGTGTAACTAGCACCTTTACTAATAAAACAGAAGTAATACCCTACGGTACTGAGTTTTACAATATACAACAAGTATCTCAATTTTTAATTAGCTATGGCGAATACTTAAAAAGCCATGGCATGGTATACGAACAAATAGAAAATGGCATACCAATTAATTGGCAACAAATGGTTGCTGAATTCTTATATTGGTCTCAAGTAGGATGGGAAATAGGTAGTATTACTACAATAAACCCATCTGCTACTTTATTGGCTATTGATAAAGAAAGTCGCATTGTTCAACCATTAACATTACAAAGACATAATTTTGTATTAAATCAGAATCTATATCCTATACAGAATGTAGATTTATCAATTGTGCGGGATGGTACAGCATTTACAGCACAACCATTAAACTCAGGGGATGCTATAAGTTATGGTCAATTCAATATTAGCAATATTGAGCATGGCATCGTATTTGATAACACTACTTTATTCAATGATATAATTTATAATTTAATTACTGGATTGCGTCAGAATAGAATTTATGTACGCGGTACAAAAACTGCTGATTGGAACGGCAATGTTGACGCATTTGGTTTTATACTTAATCAAGATAATATTGCGGAGTGGACTAAAGAAATCAAGTACACCGCTGGATCTATTGTCAAATATAAAAACAAATATTGGACTGCACTAACAATCATCCAAGCAAAAGAAATATTTGATGAACGTGATTGGAAAGAAACTAGTTATAACGAAATACAAAAAGGTTTATTGCCTAATAGCCAAACTCGTTCATATGAAAGCACATTATACTATGATGTAAACAAAGCTAATTTAGAAAATGATGCTGACTTGTTAAGTTTTAGTTTGATTGGTTATCGCCCAAGAGATTATATGGCTTTGGCTGACCTTACTGACATAACACAAGTTAATGTTTATCAAAACATGATTAAATCAAAGGGAACACCTAATGCTGCTAAAGCCTTCAAAGGTGCTAATCTTCCACAGGGCGGGATTAATTATGATATATACGAAAATTGGGCTATTAAGTCAGGTGAGTTTGGCGGTATACTAAACAATAACTTTATTGAATTTAGATTAAGTCAACCAGATTTAACCGGTAATCCTTCTATTGTTGGATTAACAAATGGTAATTACACCGCCGGTGTTCAGCAAGAAGTCTCATTAAGCAACGTGTTTAACTATGGTAGACCAATCACATCGCCTAATATTTTATCTACAATATCTAGCGTAACTCCTTCTACATTATATCCTACAGCAGGATATGTTAACTATAACGATGTTAAGTTAGCAAGTTATTATTATTCTGGTCTTACAACCGGACAAAATTCAGTAGGTACTGTTATACCTATTAATGAATTTTATGTAAGAGATTATGCTTGGTTGGCAAGCTATCTTGGTACATGGCAAGTATATACCCCTAGTAGTTTAGGTTCAATTATTAATGCTAAAAACAATTTAAATGGTACAGTAACTATTACATTTAGTCAAGCACATAATTTAAAACGTTATCAACCATTTGCGATTGTGAATTTTAATGTAGCAATTAATAATTATTATATTGTTTCAGCAATCGTAGATCCATTCAATGTTATGATTAACTTATCGTTGAATCCGCAAATAACTAGCATTAATGGGCAAGGTATTGGCTTCAAACTTCAAAGTCAACGTGTAGCTACCGCTCCTGAAATAGTTGATTTACCTTCACTATTAGAGAATGAGTTTAACAAATTAAAAGTATGGGTTGATACAAACAACGACGGCGGCTGGGCAGTATTACGCAAGAGTTTAAACTATCAATATACTAAAGAGATATTAAAAACAGCTAGTCAAACTTTAGGTAGTGCGGTAGCATATACCACTGCTTTGGGTTATATGGTTGGTGATAGTGGCGCCGGGGAAGTGTATAGATATGCGTATGACAATGTAACTGATAGCTACTTAGAGAAACAAACTATTAGTCACGGCGCTTCATTTGGATCAAACATAACATATATTGATGATTTGTTTGTAATCTCTGAACCAACCGGTTCACCAAATGTATATATCTATCAATTAATAACTACCACGTTGTTGAATACATTGTTGCTATATCAAACTATAGCAGCTCCTGGTGGGGTTACTAATTGGGGCTCATCAACTGCGTTGTCTGGCGATCAAAACTGGTTGTACATATCAGACATGGGTCATGCTCTTGTATATGTTTATCGTAGATCAGCAGTAACTAATCAATATGTAAATGTTGGAACATTGAGTGTAGCCGGACTAACTTCTGCTGATAGTTTTGGTTATTCAATCTCTACTGATTATTACGGAGGCACAGTAGTTATTGGTACGCCTCAACAAGATTATGACATCACTGCTCAAAATTACGGATATACATACGTTTTTAATAGAACAGTAGAAAATTTTGAAGCACGTTCTAGCAGTCAATCATATACTCCGGTATTGTTTAATTTAGCCTGGACTCCCGGTAATGTGCCAACTGTCGCAAATACTATCTCAAGTAATGCTATCACATTGGGCAGTGTTACTGGATTACAAGACGGTGCCAATGGTACGCCAATAGTCTTTACTGGCACCCCATACGGCGGTATATCAGCTAATACAGTTTATTACGTAAAACTAATTTCTGGTTCAACAATCACATTATCATTAACTAGAAATGGTACTACATTAGCATTAACTAATAGTACAGGCACAATGACTGCCAATGGACAAACATCACCGTTGTACGTAACAGTTAATGGTACCACTTTAGCAGATAACTTGTATGCAGTGGTTGGATCAACGTTTAATGTATATAGTACTGCTACTCCAACATTAAACGCAGGTGATATAATTAATGTTAGTGGTACTAATTTTGTATTAACACAAACATTAACCAATGAAGAAACACCAAGAGTTGGTGTACAGTTTGGTACCAGCACATCTACTAACCGATTTGCTAATGAAATTTTAATTGGCGCACCGTTTGAGTTATCAGAACAAAACTACGAAGGTGCTGTTCATAGATATACCAATGGTGGTGAAAAATACGGTACTATCATTGGTACTAATACTTGTAATATAACTACTCCTAGAACTATATTGCTAAATGGGTTTGCTGTCACATTACCAATTGGTAATGCTACAACCGCAGCAAACGCAATTAATTCAAATTCAATTACCAATGTAACTGCTTCAGCAGTAGCCGGAAAATTAGTAATATCATTAGTTGATGTAGCATTAGCAGTAGCCGGTAATAAATTATCATTATCTGTATTAGATACTGCTACACTAGCTGAAATGGGCGTGACTATTTATAAGCAAACACAAAAAATTGCTTGCCCGCACTTAACAGGAAGAACACAATTTGGTACTGTAGTTAAATTCAATAGTTCAGGATCATTTGTGGCCAGCGCCCCAGTTGGAGCAAGATACTCTGCTACAACATTTGATTTCACTGATGATGAATTAGACAACGATACTGTATTTGACAACAATGCTACTCAATGGGTTGACACATTTAACAATGCTGGCGCAGTATACATGTTTGATTACTTGTCTACGTATAATGAAAACATAAATGCTCCGGGAAAATTTGTATACGCACAAAGTATCAACGCACAAGATTTAGATTACGGAGCACAACCACACTACGGTACTGCGTTGGACTTTAATGATAACGTAGTAACAGTAGGTACTCCGGGATTTAACCCAAACAACAACCCACAAGAAACGAACGGACAAGTGGTAACGTATGTGAGTAACATTAGCGAACCAGATTGGGCAGTATATAGAAGTTCATCTGAAATTGTAGATATAAATGGAGTATTCAATGTTCAACTTTTCAGCGCAAACACCAATGAAACATTAGAAAATTTAGATTACATTGATCCATTGCAAGGTAAACTATTAGGAGCAGTAGCAGAAAACATTGATGTTGTATCTAATGCTGATCCGGCATCATATAATTCTATAGCAAATCAGGGTGGATTAGTTTGGGGAGCAGAGAAAATAGGCACATTGTGGTTTAATACTAGCACTACTCGTTTTATGAATTACCATCAAAATGATGTTAGTTATAACAGTCAATGGTGGGGTAGAGTATTTCCGGGAAGTGATGTAGTTGTTTATTCTTGGGTGGCAAGTAATCAACCACCGGTGTCATATCCTGGCCCGGGTATCCCGTATAATACGGATAATTATACCGTTCGCGGTATAATAAATCCTGAAGGATTAATAACTCCAGTATATTATTTCTGGGCCAGAAATACAAACATTGTGTTTAATCAAATAGGAAAAACATTAGCTGATTCTACATTAGAATTGTATATTGGTAACCCCCAAGGAACTGGTATTAGTTATCTTGCTCCGTTCTTGCCTAGTGTATTTGGATTATATAATTGTTTCCCTTATATAAACGCAAAAGATACGGTATTACATCTTGGTTATTCTACCGGAGCAAACGATGATGCTACTCACAATCAATATAGTTTGATACGTTCAAATTATGCTGATGACTTTTTGCCGGGAGTACCTGGCTCAGGAGCAGCATACCAAAATCACGCAGCAGTGGGTATAACAGAACCCATTGGATTATATAATAGAATGTTAGACAGCATGTGTGGTGTAGATAATGCAGGCGGCGTTGTACCCGATCCACTACTACCAAAAGCAGTACAAACAGGCGTATTAGCTAGACCAAGACAAGGTTTCTTCTATAATAGATTTGGAGCATTGAAAAACTATTTACAATATGCCAATGTTGTATTAGCGCAGTTCCCAATCGTAGAATTAAGAAATCCGCAACTGCTATACAAGGCAGGTGAAATAAATCCTTCTACAGTTAACAACTCACAGTGGCAAGGTTCTTCAACATTATTCTATGATACTACTAAGTATTGGAATTTTGTAAATTGGTGGGCAACTGGATATGACAATAATACTAAATCATCATTACAAGTTCCTATCTATGCAGATTTATCTACATTAAATGTTCCTGCGGGAACAATTGTTACTGTAGCATCTAATGGTGCCGGTAGTTCGGAAACATACATATTGGCTGACACTGGGGTATGGGTTAGAATTGGGTTAGCAAACGGAACCATCGAATTCAGTAGCGTACTTTGGGATTATACAGAAGCTAGATTGGGATTTGGCGATAACTTCTTTGACACTACCCCTTACGATGAATATCCAAGCACAGAAACTAGGTATATTGTTCGTGCGTTGAATGAAGAAATTTATACAAATGAATTGTTGATTTTTAGAAACAAGAGTTTAATATTGCTGTTTGAGTACATACAAAGTGAAACAATTGAAAGTCAAAATTATTTAGATTGGTTAAATAAAACTTCATTTATTGATGTATCTCACACTATTCGTGAATTGCTTCCTTTAGAAGTATTTAAGTCAGATAATCAGTTATTTTTAGAAGGGTACTTAAATGAAGTTAAGCCTTATCATGTTGTTATTAAAGAGTTTATATTCAAGTATACCAAAACTGATATATTTGAAGGTGACATTACTGATTTTGATTTGCCGGCACAATATAATTCAACAATAGAACAATTTGTTAGCCCTGAGTTAGTTTATGCTAACCCAAGTGGTGATAACCAATATTTACCGTCTGATCCAATATGGCAAACTGCTCCGTACAGCCAATGGTTCAGTAACTATGGTTTAGGTATAACAGGACAAAATGGGTATAAGATATCATTATTGGATTCATATCTATCATTAAATTCAAGTTCTTGTTACGTAGATAACATTAACGGATTCCCAGTAACCGGTACCATAATCATTGGTGAAGAAAAAATCGCATATTCTGCTAAAAACTTAGCTACTAATCAATTAATTGGATTATCACGTGGAATAAACGGTACAACAATTACAGTACATTTCCCTGGAGATTCTATCCATATAGATTTGCCAGCGGTAGTAGTTCTACATGAAGGTAGAGGTTATGCCAATCCACCAACTGTTACTGCTTACATAGATACAACTATATACCCTGCTCCTAGAGTGCCGGCACAATTAGAACCAATAATGAGTTTAGATTCTGTCATTGGAGTAAATGTTATAAATCCGGGTGAAGGTTATGTTGTATTGCCAACTATTAAAATTGATCCGGCAATAACAATCTCAATTAATAGTTCTCGTGTTAATATACTAACAAACACAATCGAGTTACCTACCTTATTATTACAAACCGGAGACCTTGTTGTTTACAGTATTCCAGCTGGCTCAACTGAGATTGATGGGTTAGTAATAGGGCAGCAATATTATGTAAATGTATTAGAATTTACTCCGGTGCCAATATTTGCTCTTTATAGCAATTATTTGGATGCTATTAATGACCATGATAGAATAGTATTATATACAACCGGATCCGGAACTCAATATTTTAGTCAAGGCGCAACTGCGACTAGTGTAACCAGTGCTATACCAGTAAGAGAAAATAGTATAGCATTAAGATTCGATAGAACAAGTTATAACTCACAGGTAACGCCGTGGCAGGGCAATGGATATTATGGCTCATTCTATGCTGGAACATTGTCTAATAGTAATAAAATAGCATCATCTGCTATAACAGTACAAAGCACACAGCCACCAATTAGTTCTATTTTAGCTAGTGCTGAAGGCGCCGCCTTTGAAATATTAGATGTACAAAATGAACAAAGTATTACTTGGTCATCAAGAACTAGAATTACAGTACAAACATATGGCTCTACGTACCCAACAACGGCTTACCGCAATGCTATAAGAATTAATCCAAGCGAAGGTGGCGCCGACGTTGTGGGCTATATTGGTTCTACTATTGGTTTTTATATTGGAATGCCAATAAAATTTGTAGGATCAACAAGTGGTACACTATTAACTAGTACAAAAACTTATTATGTAAAATCATTAGTTCAATTACCTAAAATAATAAATGCAGGTTCTTTTGTGCCCGGGACTAGTTATACTATTGTTTCTGTTGGTAATACTAATTTTATGGCAATAGGTGCTAGTTCTAATGCAGTGGATGTTACTTTTACTGCGACCGGTATAGGTTCTGGCACAGGCACAGCATCAGACAACTTATTATTAGAAGATACTGGTTTTACAATTTCAGATACAGTAGATGAGAACGGAGTTCCGGGTACTGTAGTTAATCCAAATACCCCAAGTTCAAATAGTGTTCCCGTATCAACCAATCTTATATCATATGTAGGTGAAGAAACTAATCTTGCTATAATGACTATTAACTATGATGGTATCAGAACCGCAACTAATACTACTCCGGCAACTAATACTATTACGGTTCAGTTGACTCCTACTGGGCAAAACGGTACAACTAATTTTTACACAGGTCTTCCTATATTCTTTACTGGAAAGGTATTTGGTGGTATAGAAGAAAATCAAACTTATTATGTTACAACAGTAGTTGATAATCAACAATTCACAATGTCAGTTAATGACAATCCAACAACATTTAGTATTACAGCAACTAGTGCGAGTAATAACTCTATTACATGTGAAACAACCATTAATTTGTTATCAATTAATGATCCAATAATTTTTACTGGAAATGTATTTGGTGGAATAGTAGCAGGAAAAACATATTATGTAAGAGAATTGTT